AGGGTTACCGTTGGTTAGAACAGTCTTACCAGGACGTACCTCTAATTTAGAGCCACGTGGGATACGTGAAGCATCCACAGCCATCATAGGATGTACTGTAAGGCTTAGAGCGTCGATACGGGCACGTAACTCTGTATCTAGAGCCTTCTGAGCGTTGTAGCCCTTTTCACAGACTCCACGTCCCCAGAAGCGTCCTGGTACAACATCCCAAGGAAAGGCTATTACAGGACGGTCTTGCATCATGTACGGGTTTTCTTCAATCTTGAGGAGCTGCCCACCATTAGCAATCACACAGACTACTTCAACATAACCAGTAGCATCAGACTCTTCAACCTCAATCAAGTCTGTGACATCTACGTCTTCTTCAAACTCTTCTTGAATGGCTGCGTTAAATAGATGTCGTGGGAGTAAACCATAATATTTAGTGAGACGTACTTTGTCGTCAGAGTAGACTGTGAGGTCTTGGTCAGGCTCTAAATCCACATCGGGATATGTCTGCTCTATCATCACATCACGGTAGATACCATTCTCAATCAATTGCTCTACTTGATGCTTAGGTACAAACTCATCTATAGCTACACCAAGGGCTTCATCAATAGATGTTGCCACAGGGTCAATTAAGAAATTCTGAGGTAGGATAGGCTTCACTTTAACAACAAAGCGATCCTTCATCTCAACACCAACCGCAGTCATTGCACCGTCCATTACAGGACGTGTAGCCGGAACCATCTCCTTCATTTCTTCTATGACCAGTTCAGCCATACCAGTTCCAAAGACTGCAGCGTTTAGAATAGCTTCTGCAATACCTTTACGCACCTTAGTCCGTGCAAAGTCTTCTTCTAGCTGATTACGTAGTACAACGATGTCTGCTTTGTTTTGATCTTGTAGGTCATCACGGATGTCAAAGAATCGTCCACGTCCAAAGGTGGCTTCTTCTACCTCTGCTGAGGAACTTTCTACAGCCTGTTGTAGTGCAGGGCTAATTAGTCGTGAACGCTCTGAATAACGTAGCTGATCTTCTTGTGCCCAGATACCACGCCACAGACGGTAGTATTCATCATGCTTCTCAGCGTAGTTGGATTCGTAGTGGTCTCTCCACTGCTCACACTTAGCCATGATCCAACCGGCTGCGTCTGCTGTGTATAATCCTTCATAGTCTTGCATAGTTAATATCCTGCGACGGGGTCTATGATTTCTAGTTCATCTTCTTCAAAGTCAAAGTAATAACTCACCTTAGCTAACTGATCTATGTAAGCTAAAGCATCCACTAAGTCATCGTGCACTAAAGGATTAGGAAATTGGAACAACTGATCTAAAAACTCAGTATTCCAATCACCTTCCGATAGTTGTATTTGACCGTGCTCAAAGCGTCCTTGTAACGCCCATACGACACGATCTGTCTTCTTCTTGTTTCCGTGGGTGAGTTCTTCTACTCTGAAGAAACGTTGTCCTGACTTCATCAGGTCTGTTAAATATGGCAACACTGCATTACGTAGTGCACCCTTTTCAATTCCAACGGCTATCGGTTGGTAGGCTTGCACCGCCTCAAAGATTTTCCTAGCAGTCTTCTTAATATCCCAACGTCCGTAGACGATGTCTGCTACATACCAACCTTCAGTGTTTGCCTTTACAATTGCTATGGCTGTTTGGTCTAGCTTCTTTGTCTTTGCTTTCGTCGCCACAGCAACGTCTGCAAAACCTGCTAAATCCACTGCGATGTAGTAGTCTCCGTCTTCTGGTTCTTGATCTGTAAATCTTACCCAGTCCTCTTTAAAGATTTCAGAACCTAGAGCCTCAAAGGAAGCCATAAACTCTTGACGGAACGCATACGACGACATTGATTGCTTTGCAGTGTCAATCTCTTCAGGGTCTAGTAAGGGGTTGTCATAGGATGTAAAGTGCCATCCTCTGTACGTACTATCATCTCCTAGCTCTGCATACTTATACAGCTCATAGAAATGATTACGCCCTTTAGGTGTCCCAATAAACAATGCATGACCTTTCTGGTCAGCCAGGGCGGGACGTAATACCTCTTCCCACACACTAGGCTTCATATCCGCATATTCGTCCATTACTAAGAACTTTAGGGAGACACCACGCATTGTGTCAGGTCTGTCAGCCCCTTTTAAGCTAATCGTAGCTCCATTAATGAGCTTGATTTGCATATTGTTGACGTGACTATTAGAGACAATAGTGTGCGCTAAATCCAACAGCACACCCCACATAATATCCCTAGCTTGTCCCTGAGTAGGAGCAACGTAGAAGACGTGACCAGACTTAGACTGTAATGCGTTAATAATTAACATCCACGCAGCCAGTCTAGACTTACCACAGCGTCGTCCCGCTGCTACAACCTTAAAGCGTTCCTGAGCCTCTAATACCTCTTGTTGCCAAGGAAGTAGCTCTACCTTGAGATCACTCAAGCGTTACGCATCCAATTCTCTAACTCTATAGAACGGTTACCAACCTGGTTGTACCAACGGCTGTCTACCATTTGATTAGCGGCTTCAATGTAGTTACCTTCATTGACCGCTGTAATCATCTTCTTAAATTTACCTAGACGGCTACGTCCTAAGTTGAACGCCATATTCACAACAACACGCTGTACTTGGTCTGGTTGGGAGTAGAGGTTCAAGAACAGGGCGTTAGCGTCTGTTAAAGCAACTTCAAAGTCTTCTGTGAAGGCGTTGTCAATCCTTTCTGGAGTTATTGGTGTACCAACCGGCCACCCATGCTCCATATCATTCTCAGTAACTAAGTGACCAATACCGAACGTTGCAAGACCTTCAGTATCTAAATAGATCTCATCTTTAAAACCTTCATGCTTAATCAGGTCTTCTTTGATGATCTCTTTCAATTCATTCTTCATTAGTTACCTCTGTGTACTCTGCATCAACTATATCGTCTTCAGGGGAGTCTTCACCGACTATCTGAGTCTCTCCGCCTATCCCCGTGATCGTAATAGAGACACTATTACGTCCTCCAGTGGCTTTATCCTTTTCAAAATACGATACAGGCAGTACACGATCCATACACATCTTTAGAGCTGACATTTGCCCTTGATGTTCGTCATCCAACGCAATCTGTATGATCTTGTTAATGACTTTGTCACCTGAAGTAGCCAACAACCGTGCTTTAAATTCATTGATACGGGCTGCGTCACCAGGTGGTCTACCTCTAACACCCCTATTACCACGCTTTTTAGCTTCTACAGCAGCCTTTCTAGGTCTACCACGCTTTTTTGCAGGTGGTTTAGACTCTGTAGTTGTTGGTATCTCTACCGTCTTCAGTGGTTTTTCTTCAGTGTCTGACATGGAACCATACAGTTTACCCAATTCCGTCATAGTCTATCATACTTTAGTCTAATTGTCAAGCCTTTTCTAGCTATGCTGTACATAAACACAGTCTTTTTAGTTTCTTTTTAGATTTCAAAGACTAAAGAGCTGCGTAAACACTGTAAATCTATACAGCTTTTTCTTATTTTCTAGTCTTTTGCAAGTCTATGGAGGAGCTACTTCTATCACTAGCAACTAAGCAGCCCTCCCCGGCCCTGGATCAGACCTACCCCTATCTGTCAAGCACTAAATAGTCTTACGACTAAAGTAGTATAGACATTGTGCAGTGCGTTACAGATCTGGGGAGATTGACAAAGTATGTAAGTCTGTGTAGGTACTTCATAAGGTCAATACAGCCCCACCTAGGTCATCATATCACATTAGACTAAAGTAGTATTGTTGATGTCACTCAATGGACTACTATGAAGTCTCTATCAACTAAGGAGAACAGTGATGGACTTAACAGTGTTTCTATTCTACGCAGCCGTGATAGTTGTTGCAGGTATTGTTGCGCTACTGATTGGTGGAGCTATTGCAGCTCTGTTGGGCTACAAGTTGAATGAACCAGAATACTATGAAACTAAGAAGACTAAGGAGAAACTATAATGGCTAGATGGAAACGTGGTCAGTCTTCATGGACTGATGAAGAGATCAATAAACTACGCAGTCTACGTAACAACGGAGCTGACATGACAACGATCTCTAAAGAGATAGGCAAGTCTTATGGAGCCTGTAACAACTTCATACAGCGTTATGCAGACCGTTACGGTATTAAGACAAAGAGACGCTACCAGGCCAGTAAAGCGGCCTACTCAGAATACAATGGGCCTGTTCCGTATCTACACTGGACTATCACAAAACCTTGGAGGATCTCTGATGACAGTGAAGTGTGATAGATGTAGTAGAGCTGCTTTAGTCATAGAACCTTATGGTGTGTTGTGTGGTCAGTGTTGGCTACAACACGCTAGAGTCTATCACAGTAAGACCACGTTGGACAACCATAAACCAACACGGTATACTATGAAGGCTAACAAAACTTCATAAGGACATGATATGCGCTGCGTAGCTTGTGACGTTGAACTCACAGACTTTGAATCTACCAGGAAGTCTATCACATCTAATGAGTATGTAGACCTCTGTAATGCTTGTTACAAGTACATTAAAGACGATGTACAAGCTATTGAGAATACTGACAATATTAATATACAAGATGTTGTTGACTTAGAAGATAAAACATGGTAGTTACTATATAGTATACTATAAAGATCTCTATAAAGACTTCAATAACGTTACTGTAAAGGTTTATGGAAGTAGTAGAGGTTCTCTTTACAGACTATAGTAACGTTAATGAAGCTGTAGAGCTAAATAGAATTGGAGAGACCTATGAA